AATATATCGGCTATAGTGACACAGGCTATTGGAGATGCAACCAACTATATAGCCAACCGCCAGATTGCTCATAATTGGAATGTGCGCATAATCTGCACTCAGATCCCGCGAAATCAGCCACCAAACGGTGGAGGTACTGTTGCAGATATGAATAGCGGAATCGACCAGTATAACTCATATATTAGGTCGAATTATCTTGCGATGGGATATACACACTTATGCGACTTCAGAGTGTCTGGTAGCCCATATAATTTCAACAGCTACTCAAGCTCTGATTTCAACGCCGTTGCAAGCTACTATAACGGAGCATTGGATACACCATATCAGGTGCACCCAACCGATATCGGTTATTCATGCATGTCATCGATTCTGTCTGATGTTCTGTCAACAATAGGTATATAAAAGCATTCCCTCAACCACAAAAGGACCGACCCCATGGATCCCGAAAACACCCCAGCCCCCGAATCCACACCCGTCGTAGAACCAGCGAACGCACTCGAAACTGCCGCAGACGGCCAGACCCGCGCCGACGCCGCGCCGGAAGGCGAGACCGCACCGGAGGGTGAGACCAAGCCCGCGAAGACGCCCGAGCAGCGCGAGATCGAACGCCTGCGCCGCGCCGTCGACCGACGCACCCGCCAGCTCTACGAAGCACGCGGCCAAGCCCAGGCACAACCTGTTGTGGAGACGCGACAGTCAGTTGCTGATAGTGTTCAACAATCGCAAGTCACCGACGAGAAGCTAACGCTCTCTCGGGCTGAGCTGGACAAGCTGATCACCGACCGCGCCGAGAAATTGGCGCCCACGATCCGCCAGCAACAGGCCGAGATTGAGCACCGGGCCAAGGTCGTCGATGGGCTGGCAAAGGAGTGGGGCAAGGAAAAGTTTGACACCTTGGCGTCCGAACTCGACGACTTGTTCGGTGGACTGGCAGACCCGAAGGGGCAGCCGAAGCCCGCGACGAACGCGTTGTTCGAGAGCGAAATGCCTGCGGCGTTGATCGAATACTTGACCGACCCCGACAACGCGGACGAAGCCGAAGCGCTTTCGCACATGAGCGACCGACAAGCAGCGCGAACTATCGCAAAGCTGGAGGCCAAGCTCGACGCGAAGAAGGCGAGCAAACCGCAACGATCCAATGCGCCTGCGCCGCTCGAACCGTTGAAAAGCGCTGGCAAAGTCACCGGCATGCCCGATCCTGGCAACACCAAGGCGTACATCGCCTGGGCCAACAAACAGGAACGAGCGCGCTGATCCGAGTTTTGGCCCCTAACGCCGAGAGGCGCCGGGGTTCCTAATGCCGAGAGGCACTGGAGTTTTCAGTCATGGCAAACGCCCTACAAGTATCGCAGATCGTCACGAACGAGGTTCTGCGCATCGCTCACAACTCGTCCGCTTTCCTCGGGAACGTCCAATCGGACTTCGAGGATTCATGGGCCGGCCAATACAAGCCCGGCCAGACGCTGAATGCCCGCATGCCGGTGCAGTTCACGCACCGCAGCGGCGACGCCGCCAACATCCAGGACCTGACCGAGCGCACCACGCCGATCACGATCCAGCCGCTTTTGGGTGTCGACTTCGCAATCAGCACGACCGATCTAGCGACCTCGGTCGGCTCGAACGGTCAGGTCACGCCGGAGTTCAAGAATCGCTATCTGATGCCCGCCGGTCTCAAGATCTCTGCCATGCTGGACTACCAGCTCGCCACGATCATGAAGAACGGCTTCCATCAGGTCGTTGGCACCCCGGGCACCCCGCCCGCGACCTTCGCCGATCTGCTGAACGCTGGCGTTCCCCTCGACCGCATGAGCGTCCCCCGCGATGGTCAGCGCATGGCCGCCGTCGAACCGGGCGCGAACGCGAACATCCTGGCTGGTGTCTCGGGCCTGTTCAACAACCAACAAGTGCTGTCGGATCAGTACAAGACGGGTCTGCTGAAGACCGGTGCCGGCCTGGACATCGCCATGTCGCAGAACGTGCCTTCGCACACGGTCGGCCCGCTCGGCGGAACTCCGCTGGTCAACGGCGCCAACCAGGGCCTGATCAACTCCGGCTCGACCGACAACCCGTATGCCGCGACGACCTCGCTGGTTACCAACGGCTGGACGGCTGCCGTTGCGGTTCGCCTGAACCAAGGCGACACGTTCACCATCCCGGGCGTGTTCTCGGTCAACCCCGAGACCAAGGCTTCGACGGGCGTGCTGCAATCGTTCCTGGTGACCGCGCAGGCTTCGTCTGATGCGTCCGGCAACCTGACCGCCGTCATCTCGCCGGCCATCATCGCCGGTGGCGCGTACCAGAACGTGACGGCTCGCCCGGCCTCCGGTGCCGCGCTGACGATCACCTCGGGCGCTGCCAATACGACCTACACGCAGAACCTGGTGTGGCACAAGAACGCGGTTGTCTTCGTCTCTCCCAAGCAAGAGATTCCGGGCGGCATGGACATGGCCTACCAGGCTTCGCTGGCCGACGAAGGCGGCATCAGCCTGCGATTCGTGCGCGGCTTCGACATCCTGAACAACCGCTTCATCAGCCGGTTCGATGTGTTGTGGGGCGCCGGTGTTGTGCTCCCGAACTTCGGTGTGCGTCGCACGAACTAAGGGTTCTTCTTGGTAAGGGGTTTGGGTCAGGGCCGCGAAGCCCTGGCCCTTTTTTGAAGGAAAACACATGTACCCTCTCGATCTCACGAAGCCGACGACCGATATCCTGCGTCAAGCAGCAGGCTTTGCCGTCGCCAACACCGAAGACGAACACAAGGCGCTGTCCGCGCAGGGCTATCTGCCTGCCTGGGTGGCCACCGAAGCCGATCCGGCTGAGGATGATGGCAAGGGCCATACCGTGGCCTCTGTCCGTGCCACGCTCGACGCGGCCGGCATCGCCTACGACAAGCGCTGGGGCCTGGCGAAGCTGCTGGGCATGCTGCCGGCGTAACGCATGGCAACCGCGCGCGCGATCATCAGTGGTGCACTCACGTACCATTTGAATCGGCTCAGCCCGGGCGAGACGCTCGACGCTGATCTGGGCGCGCTCGCCTTGACGGCGCTCAATGATGTCGTGGACGAGATCGACGGCGCCGAGGTGCTGCTCTATCAGGAGATCCGCACCTCTGGCACCGTCACGGGCACCAGTGGCACCCTGGGTGTGACTTGGGCCGGTCTCGGCTCTGGCAACGACATCCACAGTGCCACGGTGAGCTATCAGACCGGGATGGACATCCCGCTGTCGCCGATCACGATCGAGCAGTACCAAGCGATCCCGCAGAAGGCAACGGCGGGCATTCCGCAGTTCTACGCCCACGATGGCGCCGCAACGGTCTACTTCTGGCCGGCTGCGTCGGGCCAGACTGTGACGCTGGTCACCCGCTCTCCGCTCAGTTCGTTCGCAGACCTGGATACGGTCTATGTGATGCCTGGCGGCTTCCAATCCGGGTTGAGCTTCATGCTTGCCGAGCGCCTCGCGCCTTCCCTGGTTGGTGGCGTACCGGCATCTGTCTCGACGGGCGCCCGGGCCGCTCGCAATCGTCTCGCTGCGCAGACGGCGGACCCGGCAATCCTCGGCGGCGATAGCCCTGTCGGCAATATCCTCACGGGATGGCGATAAGTCATGGCCGGTAGCGCATTCCTGCCGGTCATTGGTCCGTCCTACACGCTCCCTGACCGCAAGACCGCCATTCAACGGGCAGTCAATCTCTATCTCCAGCAGGTTGAGGGATTGGGCGAGGCACGCCAGGCCGTTCTCAAGAGCACGGATGGACTGTCGCAGCTCTACGACTTCGGCGCACCTGTGCGCGGTGCCCTGGTGACGGCCGACCAACGCGAATTCATCGTCGCCGGTGCAACGCTCTATGAATGGGTGTCCGGCGCCCCGGTGTCGCGTGGTTCGCTCAGTACGACGACTGGCGCGGTGAGCCTGTGCGCTGGCGAAACGCAACTCGTGATTGCGGACGGCGCATTCGGCTACGTACTGACACTGTCGACGAACGTATTCGGACAGATCACGGACCCGGATTGGCGCGGCGCAATCTCGGTGACCATCGTCAACGGAACGTTCGTGTTCGTTCCGCCTGGCAATCAGGAACAGTTCTACCTATCGGCCATCGACGATGCGACGACCCTGGACGCGCTCGACTTTTCCAGCGCTGATGCACAACCGGGCGAGATTGTCACCAGCCGCGAGCTGAAGCAGGAGACGTACTTTTTCAAGCCGTTCTCGACCGAGGTTTGGGTCTACGACGGAGAGGCTGATTTCCCGCTGGTACGATACAACTCGGTTCCCATCTCGGTCGGCGCAGTCGGCCCGGGCGCGGTCATCGAGGCCGCCGACACCCTGATTTTCGTCGGCCGCACCAAGCGCGGTACCGGCATCGTCTACGCGATGCAAGGTCATCAGCCTGTGCGCATCTCGAACACTGCAGTCGAGACTGCGCTCCAGGCGACTGGTGTCGACCTGAGTAAATGCACGCTGTGGGTCCAGCAAAAGGCGGGCGCGGAGTTCGTGTGCGTCAATGCTCCCGGCATGTCGACCTCCTGGTGCTGGGATGCTGCAAGCAAGCAGTGGCACGAGCGCGGCGAGATGGTAAATGGCGCTTGGACACCGTTCCGAGTCGAGCGCGTGGTTCCAGTGGGATCGATCTTCCACGCATTCGCCGGCAACATCATGTACAGGATGGGCGACGATATCTACACTATCGGTAGCGCGCCATTGGTGCGCTCGCGCGTATGGCCGCACTTTCCGAATCCGGCCATGGAACCGATCACAATCCGGGGCCTGGAATTGATGTGCACAACCGGGTATGGTGGTCAGATCATGTTGCGCATCAGTAAAGACGGTGGGTCCACATTCGGCGCCTGGCTGCTGCGATCACTCGGTGCGATTGGCCGCTGGCTGCAGCGCGTCCGATGGATGCCGCTGGGTGGCGGAACCGACATCGTTTTCGAGCTGCGCGTCTCCGACGCTGTGCCGCTGACCATCGTCCAAGGTACGGTGGACGCATGACTACGACGCTCACCGTCCCGAAGTCGAACATTCCCATTGGGACTGTCGTCATTGGAGGCGCCACATTCGAGGTTCCACAACACCCGGAGTTCGTTCGGTTCTTCAGCGACCTGGCTCGCCGAACGGGCGGCGTCACTGCGCCGACGAACACCGAACTGTCCAGTGGCGTTGCCGATGTCGCGAGTTCGGTGGCCACGCTTGACAACGAGGACGCTGCCCCCCGGTCAAACCCGGAGGCGCGGGAGGCGCTGCGTGCGGTGGACGAGCTGCGCAACGAACTCGCATCCCTGCGCGGCGACAATGACGGATTGCGCCGGCGCATCGAACAACTCGAAGACAAGACACCGTGACCACACTATTTCGCGCTGCATAAGCGCAAAGGGGAAGTATCATCACCATCTCCTATTCAAATTTCTTCGCCCCCACGGTTCTAGGAATCGCGGCGGCAACGCTCATGACGGTTCCATCGTCTCCGCTGACCACGCTTCTGCGCGGCGGCCGAATCCGTCTGGTGAACACGACTGGTGCAGCCGTCACGGCTACGCTATATGCGGTTCCAAGCGCAGGCACGGCTGCGGCTGGAAATGCTTTCGTCAGCGCGAAGTCAATCGCTGCGAACGACTACCTCGATGTGGATGTGCCGATCATGCCGGCTGGCGCCACGCTGCAGGCCCTGGCCAGCGCCGCAACGTCGATCACTGCGCACATGGTCGGCGGGGGGTTGTACTCGTGAGCGAGCAGGACACCATCATGCGGCGGACCGCATGGGACATGTATTTCGCGTCTGTCGTGAGTATGAGCCTTCATCCCGGGACGACCCGCGACGCCGCGACGCCGCGCACCATCGCCGAATGCGCTGCCATCGCCGATGAGATGCTTGCCGCGCGCGATGAACGTGCATCGTGGGGTGAGCTATGAGCGAGCATATTCGGCTCATCGCATCCGGCCTCCCTGTGGGCGCTGTTCACTGGGCGCTGTTGGAGCGCCCGGAACTGTGGAACCAGAACACTGCGCGGACAGAAAACCCGGACTCTCCCCATCATGGCCTGTCCGACATCTGGGCGCGCTATGCGCCTCCTGGCGTTGACGGTCAGCAGCCGCATGCGTCCAAGTGGTACCCCTGCGCAGACGCCCTAGGCGTCCGCGAACTGGTGTACCCGCTGATGCGTGATGTCGGCGGCGTTGAGCTTGGCGGCGTGCTGATCACCCGGATTCCCCCGGGTGGAATCTGCCGACCACACGTCGATCGCGGATGGCATGCAGGCCACTATGAGAAGTTCGGCGTGCAGATCGCCAGCGCTCCGGGCCAGGCGTTCCATTTCGAGGACGGTCAACTTGTCACCAAGCCAGGCGACGTATTCTTGTTCGACAATTCGCACACCCATTGGGTGACCAATGAATAGACTTACGAGCGGATCACGATGATCGTGTGCATCCGCCGAGGGGACTAACATGCCGTGGGGTGTTGCTGCCGCTGTGGGTGCCGTTGGCGGTGCTCTGATTTCTTCCAATGCTGCCAAGAGCGCTGCGAACACGCAGGCGAAAGCCAGCAATACCGCGCTGGCTGAGCAGCAACGCGAGTACGACATCAACCAGGCCAACCAGCAGCCGTATTTGGATGCTGGGAAGGCTGCGCTGTCGCAGTACCAAACTGCGCTCAATACGCCAACGACGGCCGCCGATGTCATGGCGAACGACCCTGGCTATCAGTTCGGACTCGACCAAGGGCAAACCGCGCTGGATCGCAAGATCGCTGCCATGGGCGGCCGGGTGTCGGGTGCTGCGCTCAAAGCAACCGATCAATACGCGACGAACTACGCGACGACGGGCTACAACTCCGCATATCAGCGCAGCCAGGATCGTCTGAACCGGCTCGCCGCTCTGGCGGGCCTGGGGCAGACCGCAACCAGCGCGAGCGCGGCGTCCGGCAATGCTTCCACGAATGCGATAACTGCATTGCAGACCTCGCAAGGTGATGCTAGTGCTGCCAGCAGCTTGGCGCAGGGCAATATCTGGGGCAACGCCGGCAACCAGCTCGCAGCAATCGCACAGCGCTACTACTCGCCGACGACCAGCAATACCGGCTACACAGTCGGCGGCAGCTCAGCGTCGAACGCAGCCGACAACATCGACGCGGGCGGCGGCTGGAACCCGTCTGACATCCGACTGAAGCGTGATCTCGTGGCCGTGGGCACTTCTCCGCGCGGGTTTACGGTCTACACCTGGAACTGGCGCGCTGACGGAACGCCCGCGCGTGGCGTCATCGCTCAGGAGGTCGCCCAGAGCGACCCGGATGCGGTCCGTGTCGGCGCGAACGGCTTCCTCGAAGTCGATTACAGCAGGGTTTGACCATGGCATCGAGCAACCTACAGCGTGAATCCGGGATGAAGAATTCGCCGAAGCGCAATCGAGCACTCCTGAGCTTTGCATTCGGAAGAAATTCCGCTGAGCTTGACTATTCGTCCATTCACCTTCAATCGAACTCCCCAGACGCCTGCACTCGTTTCCTCGACGCCGATGAACCCAGAAATGGTGTTTCGGAGGATGCCTCTGCGGTTTTGTCCGTTGAGTGTTGGCGTGACATCACGCAGGTTGCTGAGCCTATTGTTCGTCGGATTTCCGTCGATGTGGTCAAGGTGCTGTTCTGGCCACTTTCCGGTGGCATGGAGCCATGCAAGCCTGTGGCCAAGGTAGGTGGCCCCATCCAGTCCGATGACGACGTATCGGTCTTTTCGGTGATAACCCGCCACGTCGCCAGCCTTGCGATGGCCCTGGCGGTTCAGGCGCCATGTGAATGCGCCCGTGGTCTGGTCGTAGTCAAGAAGCTCGCGCAGACGCTGCGCGGTAATATCGGCCTTAGCCATGATGCACTCCAGTTGCTGATTGGTCAGAGGCCCCAGCGTGTTTCCGCACGTCTGGGGCTTCGCTATTGTGGAGCCTGACGTGGCATCGAGCAACATCTTCGCTCAATATCTGCAGCCTGCACGCAGCGTTCTCGACTACTCGAACGACTACGCTAAGGCTGACCAGCTCCGTAACCAGAACGCCATGCAGGCCATGACGCTGCAGCAGGCCGCCGACGCGCAGGCCCAGCGCAATGCTTTGCGGGCAGCGGTGCAAGGCGGTCAGATCGACCTGACTTCGGCTCCGGGCCAGGCGCAAGCCCTGGCTACCGCGCCTGATGTCGCCCCGGCGCTGATCTCTTCGGTTCAATCAGGCCTGACATCCGCCGCAAAGGCGAAGCTCGATACCGCATCAGCTGGGGAAAAGGAAGCGCTCACCGGAAAGACGAAGCAAGATACGGCGATTGTTGCGCACCAACAACACCTGCAAGCGCTCGCGACGGTCAACACGCCGCAGGACGCAGTGCAGTGGGTAGTCGATGGCGTCCGCTCTGGAACCCTGCCGGAACAGGGTTTGCCGCAGGCCCTGCAAGCGATTCAGGCGGCGTCCGCGAGCCCGCAAGCCTTCGCGCAATGGAAGGCTGGCGTTCAGCAATCCGGCGTGACCGTACAGCAGCAACTTGAGATGACTGCACCCAAGCCCACTGAAATGCGCCTGGGTAACGTGGTGAAGACCATCGACATGAACCCGCGCAGCCAATCCTTCGGGCAGGAGATCGTCGGCGCGCAGAATGTCGGCATCAGCCCTGACGCTCAACTCTCATCGGAAACGTCGCGCGCAAACAACGCTGCAACCATCGGCTCGGAGAATTCCCGGGCTGCAGCACAACGCGCCACGCAACTCCAGATCGCGGGACTTGGGGAAAACGGCCAGATATCGCCGAATCTGGAGGCGGAGGCGCAACTCGTCGCAGCCGGCCGAGCGGCACCTCCGACCGGCATGGCCGCCACGCGTCCGGCTGCGGCAACGCTCATGGCCCGCGTGGCTCAGATCAATCCCGACTACGACGCTACGACATATGGTGCCAAGCTGGCCGCAGCGAAGGGCTTTACTTCTGGCCAACAGGGCAATGCGCTGCGATCCATCGCAACGGCCAATGAGCATTTGAGCCAACTCGATACTCTTGGGGATGCGCTTCAGAATGGTCAACTTCCGGTTGTCAACCAGATCGCCAACCAGTTCGGAGTCCAGACGGGCGCTGCGCCGGCGCAGGTATTCAATGCCGTCAAGGGTGTTGTTGCACAGGAAGTCGTCAAGGCCATCATTGCCGGCGGGGGCTCCGTCGGAGAGCGCGAAGAGGCCGCGAAGGCATTCAGTGCAGCCAGCTCGCCCGCGCAGCTCAAGCAGACGATTGCCGCATACCGCACCGTCATGGGTGCTCAGCAGGCGAATCTGATGGAGCAACGCCGCGCAGCCGGCCTGTCAGATGCAACTGCGCCGCGCTATGGTGGTGCGGGCGCAACGCCGGCCGCCGCATCTTCAGACGTTCCCGCTGACATCGCCGCCATTCTGGCGAAGCATGGGGGCGCCAAGTGACGACCCGGGCCGACATCTACACCGCGATCCGCAACGCTGACGCGGCCGGCGACACGGCGAGCGTCCAGAAACTTGCGGCATATCTCAAGACGATGCCGGCCGACGCCGTGCCGCAGCATGTCAACTCGCCAGAGATGACGGCGAAAATCAACAACGACGCCATCAGCCAGGACGCGCAGGCAGGCCCGTCATTCCTCGGCGAACTCGGTAGCCAAATCGGAAACCTGGCAGCCGGCGCGGTGCGTGGCGCGGGAAGCATCGGCGCGACGCTGCTGTATCCGGTTGACAAGGCCACCGATATCATCCAAGGCGATCGTGGCAACAGCCTGTCAAATCTCGTGACCGGTCAAGCGCCAGTCAGCCGCAATCAAGAGCGCCGCCAGGCGATGACCGATGCGCTTGGATCGCTCGGCGCAGATACGGAGTCGCCTGCATTCAAGGTCGGCCGGATCGGCGCGGAGATTGCTGGAACGGCGGGCGCCGGTGGCGCGGCCGCCAACGTGGCCGGCCGCATTCCCGGCATTGCGCCGGCGCTGGTGACTGCCATTCGAACTGGCGGCATGACCACCGGCGCACCTGCGGGCATCGTCAACTCGCTCACCCGTGTGGCTGGCGGAGCGATAAGCGGCGGCCTGGGCGCTGGATTGGTCGACCCGGATCAGGCTGGCGGCGGTGCACTGGTGGGAGGCGCATTGCCTGTTGTCACGCAGGCGGCCGGCGCGGCCGGCAATGCAATCGGCAGGCTTGTGCGTGGTCCGGCGCAGCCTGCGGATGCTCAGGCCGCTATCCAGGCGGCACGCGACGCTGGGTATGTCATCCCTCCGACGCAGGCGAACCCGACTCTCTTCAATCGCGCCCTGGAAGGATTCTCTGGGAAGCTGACGACGGCGCAGAATGCCAGCGCACGCAACGCGGCGACCACCAATCGACTCGCAGCAGAAGCCATCGGCTTGCCCGGCGATACCATGCTGACGCCCGATGTTCTCACCAAAGTGCGCCAACAGGCCGGCCAGGCGTATGCAGCGCTTGACAATGCAGGAACGATCACTCCTGGCCCGGAATACACGGCGGCGCTGGACAAGATAACCGAGCAGGCCAAGAAAGCAGCAGCCGGATTTCCCGACGCTGCCGCTGATCCGATCATTGCCAAGATCGATGCGCTCCGCAGCCCTTCCTTCGATGCATCGGCGGCTGTTGCACAAACACAACAGCTTCGCAATGCAGCAGATGCTGCCGCGGCGGCCGGCGATAAATCGCTGGCGCGTTCGCTGCGTCAAGGATCGGACGCTGTAGAGGATGCCATCGCTGCGCATCTCCAGTCGACGGGTCAAAGCCAGCTCCTGGACGACTTCCAGGCCGCGCGCCAGCAGATCGCCAAGACCTACAGCGTGGAGAAGGCACTCAACGCCGAGACGGGAACCGTGGATGCGAAGAAACTGGCGGCGCAGTTGCAGCGTGGGCGCCCGCTGTCTGGTGGCCTTGAGGACGCGGCACGATTTGCCGCTCGGTTCCCGAAGGCAGCACAGACG